AGTTGTTTCTTCAGAATATACTTTATCAGATATATCTTTTTTATCTTTATGAACCATATCATCAGTATAAAAATTTGAATTTTGAAATTGTATTTTAAGATTAACTTTGTCAAGAAGTTGATTAACTTCTCTTAAAGTTCCAACCCAATTACTTTTGTTTGTAATTAGTTCGTGTCCTATATTTATTTTTTTCATTTTTTTCTCTCTTGTTATGACCAGCCCCCAAGTAGAGAGATGACTTGGGGAACTGATCGGTTAAGTATATGATATGAAAATAAATACTTATGTCTTTCGACTCTCTCGTTATATATTTTTTTATTTATAATCATATCTTTAATTGATTCGTTTTTTATATTTGATTTGTTTAAATTGCAAGAATTAAAACACAAGTTGTTAAAATAGTTAAAAAAGCTATATTTTATGCGATAAATTAGCTATTGCAATATACAACCCATTTGGTAAATTATTTGTATGTTAAATAAATTAACTAACAACAAACAAGGAGAGAGAATGAAAACATATACAATACAATCTAATAAAGTTAGAGGAGAAGAAAGAAATATTATTAAAATAGATTCTTCTCAAAACCATAGTTATAATTTTTTAGAAACTGAAATTAAATATTTCACTCAAGAAAATGGTACTAAGGTTTTTGCTTTTTATCTTGATGGAGAATTAGTTAAAGAAGCAACTATAAATCCAATTTCTGATAGAATAGAAATGAGGTCAAAAATACACCCTAGAGATTTTACTCAAAAAGATATGCTACTTGATTTTAATATCGGTAGCACATTAGCAGTAAATAAATATAACAAAAGAGAAAAAGAGGAGAGTGCAAATGCTTAAAAAAATAACATACTACACTTTAGGTTTTATTTTTTGTGCTTTTTGTTTAACTGCAATCATGTTAGGTTGCTTACATGTGTGGAGTATATAATGAGCAATTTTCAAATTAATCAAAAGTTGTCTGACTCAAAATCAGGCAACTACTTAATTCAAGTTACAAAGATTGGAGATAGAAGAAGATCAAAGTTTTGTTCTTACGAATATTACTGTGATGTTGATTTTGTAATTTCTGATCTTACTAATCCTGATAAAAAAAATGGTGTTGTATGTTCAGGCTTTGGTTCTAAACCTATTGAACTAAATACTAACATAAAATATTATAACAGTATGTATTGGGATTGGCAGAACTTTGAAGATGAACTTTTAACTAGATTGTTAAGAGATCAAAATAATATAAATCAAAATGGGTATTACCCAAAGGAGAGAAACTAATGGACATAAATATAATTGAACAAAAAATATTAAGCAAACCTTATAAAAAATCTAGTAAGTGTACCATGTTTGGAATCAATCTTGGTTTAGAATTAAATCAAAGATTAACAGATTATGCTTCTAAAAAAAATGTATCTAAAGCATCAATAGTTAAAAACTTATTAACTGCTTATCTTGATGAAAAGGAGAACAACTAATGCGAATACCATCTAACTCAAACTTTAGTAGAGAGATTGCTAAAAGATTTGAAACAATTTTCCACCGAGAAATGAGTCTTGGTGGCTTACAAGATTTACAGGAACAGTTAGATTTAATTAATCCTGTAGATACTTATTTGCAAAAGCAAGTAAGTCATTTGGAGAAAGCCAATGCAACAACCAAAACAGTTGTTCAAGATGCAAGAACAGTTAGATCGACAGAATCAAAAGGAAAAAGATTTGTTGAAAAAACTATTCAAGATCAAACAACACAAAAAAGAATTAGCTTTTAAACTTCATCACTTGAAGTATCATCAGCCAATTTTATAGAGAGGAAAAAAAAACGATATGAAAACTATACTTTTATGTGGGCTACTTGCCACCCTATTACAAGGTTGCAGTACATATACACCAATAGTAGATACAATGGGCAGAGCAAAATTTGAAACATCTAATGCTAGTGAGATTTCAAATGATATTTTACATTGTCAGCATCTAGCAAAAACTAACACTACCTTTTTTAGTAATATTGGTTTCTGGGTAATAAGCCCAAAAGCCGAAACTCAATATGCAGATATTTATAGAAAATGTATGCTAGGTAGAAATCATCAAGTATTAAATTAAAGGAGAAAACATGAACAAAAATAATACAGTAGAAGAAATCAACATATCAGTTAATAATCTATTAGAAGAATGGAATATTAGCAAAGAACATAACGATAAAATTGTTACTCAGGTTATAGGGTTACAATTAAGGAAGATAAGATTGGTTAATAAAATGACCCAAACTAGAGTTGCTAAAGCAATTAGCGTTACATTTCAGCAGATTCAGAAATACGAAAAAGGCCAGAATCTATGTAATCCGATAAATCTATTAGCTTTGTCAGAATACTTTAATGTAACATTTGACTATTTTGTAAAACCAATTATCAATAAAGAACTTACATTATTAACTAAAAGGAGAGAGGCAAATGTATATCCGTTCAAACACGACTACAACATGGCAAGATAAAAGAATAAAGGCCATGAATAGAATAATAAAGAAAAATCATTTTAAAACAGAACACTTTATAGAAGAATATAATAGGGTGTGTGTTTCAAAAGCTAAAAACAAACAACAATATAAGGGAGAGAATAATGGAGTTTAACGAAATAGATGAACAATACTCAAAAGAGTTTTTTTATAAACAACACTATGATTGTGCAGATGTTTATATTTGGCAAGGTCAAATTTGTTTAAGTAAAGATTACATTAAAAAAGTAATTAATGCTTGTAATGATGAAGATATAAAAAATATATTATCTCAAACTTTAGATGACAGAGAAAACTATTATAATGTTATACCAAAATATGACATGAAAAAAGTAGCTAAAAGAGAAAGTTATGAAAGATTTTGGGGATATAATAAAATAAAAGAAAGGAACAAATAATATGCTTGAAGGTACTGAAATAGATGATTTAAAAAATGTTAAAATTATTTATGTTGGATTAAAAGGTTATCATGCACAATATAAAATAGAAAATTTAGAATTATTAGAAGAATACAGAAAATCTAATGTAATGACAAAAAAAGACATAGCTAAAGTTATAGGTGTAAGTTTAAGACTCTATGAAAGTATTAGTTATGGAAATAACATAAGCACTAGATGTGCAAAAAAATTAAAGGAGTTTTTAAATCATGCTTGAAACAATTATCGCAATAGAGATTGCTCTATTTATTTTTTATTATGCAACAAACTAAACTAAAGGTCTTAGACCTATTTAGTGGTATCGGTGGATTTTCATTAGGTTTAGAATCTACTGGACACTTTGAAACAATTGCTTTTTGTGAGAAAGACCAATTTTGTCAAAAGGTCTTGCAAAAGAATTTTAAAAACATACCAATCGAAGGAGAAATAAGAAATGTCAAAGGAGATAAATACCAAGCAGATGTCGTTACTGGGGGATTCCCATGTCAACCATTCTCAGTTGCAGGGAAAAGAAAAGGAACAGATGACGATAGATACCTCTGGGATGAAACTATTAGAGTCGTCAGAGAATGTAAACCAAAATGGTTCATTGGCGAAAATGTTGAAGGTCTTATTAACATCCAAGAAGGCATGGTACTCAGACAGGTGCAAACTGACTTGGAAAAAGAAGGTTTCGAAGTCCAATGTCTTATTATACCAGCTTCAGGCATCGGTGCTTGGCATCAAAGAAAAAGAGTTTGGATTGTGGGCTACTCCGAACACAATGGACACACTTCCACCAAGATCGAAAGAAGCAGTAATAAGACAGATGACAACTGCCAGAAAAGGCAGCACAAAACCATCGAATCTGAGAGAACAAGTTCACACAGAAACAATGAAAATGTATGGATGGATGTATCCAACTCCAACGCAAGATTCGGCATCGGAGAGAACCAAGAAATACAAACAAGGGGGAACACCTCTACCAATGGCAGTAAAAATGTTTCCAACTCCATCGGCAAGTTGTCAGATGGATGTAGTAGCACCACCAGAAACAGTTCAACAGAATTCAAAAGGGTGGAGTGTAACCAGAGTTGGAACTGGAACGAAGTTTGGAGCAAAACTAAACGATGTAGTGAACAAGATAAACAACAAACCTGGTGGCAAACTCAATCCGAACTTTGTGGAGTTCCTAATGGGGTATCCTATGAATTGGACAAAGATAGAGCCAACAGAGTCAAAAGTCTTGGAAACTCAATCGTACCACAAATCGCAAGAGAACTTGGAAAAGCAATCATTGAAACAGAGAATGTATCGGACTCCAACCTCAATGGACACAAATGAAGATAGTATGATTTATGCTGCTAAAATTTTAAAAGGAAAAGTAAATAGAAATAGTAATCAAAGAGTTCAAATAACTTTATCAACAGATGTTGCTATGGAATTTTTAAAAAATAATCCAGAATTAATAGATCAATTTGATAAACCTTTTATGTATAGACCTAACCTACCAGATAAATTAGAATTTATTGATTATCTTAAATCACAAACCACAATTAAAGAATTATTTAATAATACAGATATTGCTAAAACTAAAATTGAGCATTGGTTTAGAAAAGATAATTGTTTTTCTTATCCATCCATTGATGATTGGAATAAAATAAAACCTTTATTAAAAGATATAAAATTTGATAAAGAATTAACTTATGAATTAGAAAAGGATTGGAAAGAAATTGAGTGAATATGTATGGTGATATAAGAACCTGTATTAAATGTAAGAACAAAGCCGATGTAGTAGAAAAAGGCAAAGACTATTGTGCTTCATGTTGGTTTAAATATTTCTCAGGTGAAAGCATTGAAGAATATGAAAAAAGAAATAATGAATTAGAACAAGCAAGAAAGAATAAAAAATGAGAAATTTATTTGAAACTATAATTGATGTAGGTAGTGGATTAATCTTATCTACATTAATTCAGTTATTTATATTTCCATTTTTTGATTTACACCCAACAGTTCTTGAGAGCTTTCATATAGCAGTTATCTTTACAGTTATATCTATGATGCGTTCATGGTTTTGGAGAACTATATTTACAAGGAGAAGACATGAAAAAAGTTAAATTAGAATCTAATGAAATAGAACTTGCTTTAAATGTAGCTGCTAAAAGATTTATTGGTAATATTAAAATGGGTAAAGGTTTTTCTTATGGCTATCAAGGAGATTATAAAAAACAACTTGGCGACTCATTCTTAGGTGCTTTAGGTGAGGTGGCTTATGCTAAATCAACTAATTCATTTTATAATGGTTCTTATACTGACAACTTAGAAAGATATAATGATTCAGACTTTCAAAATAATATAGAAACAAGAACTCAAGAAAGAAAAGAACATAATTTTTTGCTTATTAGACCAGGAGAGAAGAAAGGAAAATATATTTTAGTTATCCATGAAGGTGATTATGAATTTTCAATATTAGGTTGGTTTCCTTTTATAAATGATATGCCAGAACGACTAACTAACTTTGGTTACAATAACAGACCTGCGGTTTACAAAGTAGATATTAAAGAATTATATAAAATGGAGGATATGTAATGGATAAAAATAGAAAAAAAATACTGACAATAATTAGTTTAGGAGCTGGAGTTCAAAGTTCTACAATGGCTTTAATGTCTGCTAAAGGTGATTTACCAAAAGTTGATGCCTGTATATTCGCTGATACCATGTATGAGAATTCGTCAAGTTACAAATATTTAAAATATTTAGAAGAATTGTTACCTTTTCCAATTTATAAAGTTTCTAAAGGTAATATTAAAGAAGATATGTTAGCTGCTAGAGGCACAACTGATTTTGTTGTAGCACCATTTTACACTCAAGAAACAATAACTGGAAAAAAAGGTATGATACGCAGACAATGCACTGCCTCATATAAGATAGTTCCTATTCAACAAAAAATTAGAGAATTATGTGATGTTCAATATGGTAAACATTTTCCAAAAGATAAATATGTTGAATCTTGGATTGGTATATCAAAAGATGAAATAGGAAGAATGAAACCATCAAGATACCCATATATTTTAAATAGACATCCATTAATAGAAGCAAATATGTCAAGACAAGATTGTATAAATTGGATGAAAAAAAATAATTTTATTATTCCTGAAAAATCGGCTTGTATATGTTGTCCTTTCCATGATGATAATTATTGGAAAAATTTAAAAAAAAAATATCCAAATGAATTTGCTGATGCTGTGGCATTAGATAAAGAAATAAGAACAATCAGCAGAGATAAAAATATAAAAAATTATACTCATCGTTCTTGTAAACCACTAGATGAGGTTGATTTTGATAAAGAAGATAACCAATTAGATATGTTTGAAAATGAATGTGAGGGTGTATGTATGATTTAGAAAAATATAAAAAGATAAAAGAAAAATTAAATGATTTAGAGGAGATTGATTTTACTGCTAAAGAATACCATTTAATTTTTGAAATGGCAGGTTTTGACTTATTAAGTAATTCTGAAATGAGAAGTCTTGTACTTGCTTTCTGTGAAAAATTAAACCCAGAATTATCACCAAGAGAATATGATAATATTAAGGATCACCATGTGGATTTGCCAGAATGACCTACTCAACTATATTTGATGATGCTGAATTAAAATTAGAATTAAAACGATACAAGAGGGAAGTAAATAAGCTGCGTAAAATCATAGACATACTTGAAACAGATCTATCTGTTAAAGAGTATGAAATAAGACAACTTAAAGAAAGGTTAAAACAACATGAGGAATCTTTTCGAAACAGTAATTGATGTTGGTAGCGGTTTAATTTTATCTACATTAATTCAAATGTTTATCTTTCCATTTTTTGATTTGCATCCAACAATTTTAGAGAGCTTTCACATTGCAGTTATATTTACAGTTATATCAATGATGCGTTCTTGGTTTTGGAGAACCATATTTACAAGGAGAAAACGATGAAGTTAAAACTATTAGATTTATTTTCCGGGATCGGTGGGTTTAGTTTAGGATTAGAAAGTACAGGATATTTTGAGACGATAGGATTTGTAGAAAAGGATGAGTTCTGTCAGAAAGTTTTAAGAAAAAATTTTAATAACATACCAATAGAAAGTGAGGTTAGAAATGTCAAAGGATCAAACTACAAAGCAGATATTATTACAGGAGGATTCCCATGCCAACCCTTCTCAGTTGCAGGAAAGAGAAAAGGAACAGCAGATGATCGCTACCTCTGGGATGAAACTATTAGAGTCATCAGAGAGTGTAAACCTAGATGGTTTATTGGGGAAAATGTTGAAGGGATTATTAACATCCAAGACGGCATGGTACTCCGACAGGTGCAAAATGATTTGGAAAAAGAGGGTTTCGAAGTCCAATGTCTTGTTATTCCAGCTTCAAGCATCGGTGCGTGGCATCAAAGAAAGCGAGTCTGGATTATTGCCTACTCCAACAACAATGGATCACATCGACAGGAAAGGAATGAGACCATCGAGAGCAGCAACCAATCGAAAGAGTGGTTATTTGTCGGAGATGATAAAGATGTACCCAACTCCAACAGCATCAGACATGGAAGGTGGGGAAGCAAAGGATGTGCAAATGGAGAAT